CCAATATTTTGGAGCTTATAATAAAATTCCAAATAGTACAGAACTTAAAACGCATATAACAGATCCCGAAAAAAGACAATCTTTGAAGAGAGTTCTTCTTAGTTTTTCTGATATTGATAAAGAATATGACAAAGAAGTTTTGTTAAAAAATACTGAAAGATTCCTAAGAGAAAAAGCAGTATTATCTACCGTTACTAGAACCCACGTTGAGGTTCAAAGCGGTAGTATTAATACCGAAAAGATCTTAGAAGAATTTGAAGAAGCATGTGGAATTTCTTTGATCGAAAGTATAGGTCATGATTATCTCGAAGAGATCGATAAACACTGCGAGGAGCTTCAAAAAGCCACTAAAACCATATCTACGGGATGGAAATGGTTGGATACAAATATTGGTGGAGGGTTCCTCGCAGATGGTAGAGCACTATATGTATTCTATGGAGTCACAAACGTAGGTAAATCCATCTTTTTGGGTAATATTGCAACAAATATTTTGGCACAAGACAAAACAGTTGTTCTTCTGTCTTTGGAAATGTCAGAGCAAATGTATGCTGGTAGAATAAGCTCTCAATTATCCAAGATTCCAAGAAATGATTTGCCCTTAAATATTCAAGGACTTAAAGATGAAATTAATCTTTATAAGGAAGTTCACAAGAACTCTAAACTTATTATTAAAGAGTTTCCTCCACAGACGGTTACACCTCTTCAGATTAAGGTTTATCTCGAAAAATTGGCAAGAAAAGGAATTAAGCCCGATGCAATCGTCATTGATTATTTGAATCTTATTGCTCCTCCCGAAAAGGGAATGAACTCGTATGAGTCTATCAAAAAGATTACTGAATATATCAGAGCATTATCCTATAAATTCGAGTGTCCTGTCATTTCTGCCACCCAGACGAATCGTAGTGCTTATAATGAAGCAAATCCGGGATTGGAGACAACCAGCGAATCTATGGGTTTGGCACATACAGCTGATGCACAGTTTGCTATTTGGCAAGAAGATGGTGATGTTGACCTTGGAGTTATTCGTTTGGGTATTTCAAAAAATCGTTTTGGAAAACGTGGTGTGGTAACTGAACTTGAGTTGGATTATCCCACATTAACCATCAACGATCCATCTAACGATATCGGTATGTTTCCCACAAGAATCAAGCCTTCGCAGTTAGTAAATGCACCACATACAATAGCAGATACATTAAATGCAATTGAAAATCTTGATATAGGAGATGACAATTGATATAATGTTAATAAGTAAAAAAACATGTCAGATTGTTATCACATTTATACGCACAATGACCTAGACGGAGCCGTAAGTCTATTGGCTTTTATGTGGAGTAAACCGAAGGGAACTTCCTTCCAATATACTCCCATAACAAACATGGGAATTGATAAACTTAAAAAAGATATTGCCAATTCCCATGATTTAGCAAATGTCTATGTCCTTGATTTGGGTCTTCGTGAAGAATTCTTTCCAGAACTTGATCAGCCCAATATAACCATAATTGATCACCATAAATCTTCTGAAAAGTTTGTTGAAAGATTTAAACAAGCAAAGATAATTTATAAGGAATATACCTCAAATGCCCTGTTAACTTATAGATTATTCAAAGATACTATAAATGCTTCCAAGGAACAGAAAACTCTAATTGCATTAGCCGATGATTTTGATTGTAATCGTTTGGAACTTGCAGATTCTTATGATTTGAACATATTGTTTTGGACTTATTTTCAAGGAGATTTTGCTGGTTTTGTGAAATATTACTATGATGGATTTAAACCCATTACAGATCATCAAAGAAGAGCTATCAATCACATTAAACGTGAAGCGGCTATGGAAGCAGAAAAGATACCGCTTTATAGCGGTACTATAAATTTTGGTGGAAAGCAGAAACTTGTATATGCAGGAATGATGGAAAAATCTGGTACTCAAGTAATGGAAATTTTGATGAGCAAACACAAGCCAGACATTTTCTTTTCTATAAATCCTAAAAGCGAAAAAGTTTCTGTTCGTCAAAGAAACCCAGAAAACCCTGTAGATTTGGGTAAATTTGCTGAAAAATTCTTAAACGGAGGAGGACACCCCAACGCTGCTGCTGGAGTAATAACTCCGTTGTTCATGGAGCTTACTAAAAATTTAAAACCATTATGATTATAACTTCTTCACAGCAAGTACAAGACTCGGTAAATCCATCAAATGCCTTCGATTTATCAGAATTTGAGGATATTACACTTAAATTTGGTTCTTTCGTTTGTATTTCAAAGAAGAAAAAATTTAATTTCTTGAACTTCTTAAAGCTTCTGATAGAAGATACAAGAACACAGAAAATTTATTTTGAACTTTTAGGAGAAACCAACTTACAGATGATTATCCGTGCTTATCTCGGAAGCACTCCCAACATTTACAAAAAGATTTTCAGATCCAAACACAATAAACAAAACAAAGAAGCAAGTGAGTAATCTTACAAAACAAGAAGAGAACATTTATAATTGTTTTCTTAGAGCTTATCGTAAAGGTCAACCCTTTCAGCCTCGGAAGGATTTTTCTAAACTGACTCCTACCATTTTATTGTCTTTAAAAAAATTAAATGCTTTTTTTGGAAAGTTTAAACACATCTCACCAGATGATTTCTTTTCTGCACCCAATGTTTTACACCCCGAAGAACCTTGTCCACATATAGATTTTTTCATTACAAGGGCTGCTATTCGAGCATATTCTCTCTCGATGAAAAAGAAAGAGGATGAATCTCCAGAAAAACAACTGGACAAAATCAAAGAAAGTTTGCATTTTATAGCTATGTTCTGTTTAAAGCATAAAATTCCTATGGAAAAATATCTTCAGTTTAAAATTTCAAATATGCCAGCTTGGATGCAACACTATAGAGAACATAATGTAAATCCCTATAGTCTTATGGAACTCGGTACTCTGGACGGTTTTAAACTTTTAGCAGAAGATGAAAAGGCTTTGTGGGCAGGAGACTTCTTCGACAAGATTGATTCTTACAAAACTCGCTACCATAATAGCCCCAAGACCAAACACCTTGTTCGTGAGGCTACAAAGAAAATTCAAGATTTCTTAAAAAAAGAGTTGCAAACCAAATAAACTACACTATTATATAAACATATGAGCAAATACACCAACAACATGTTCGAGTCTATCAAAGAGGCTCTCAGCAAGAAGTCCAGCGTCGAGAATTCCTCTTACAAGGATATTCTTAAACTTGAGATCGGTAACACTTATGTTGTCCGTCTCGTACCCAATATCGAGAATCCAGAGCGTACACTCTTCCATTATTACAATCATATTTGGAAGAGCGTCATGACCAATCAGTTGGTTTCTACCCTCTGCCCCACCACTTACGGTGAGCGTTGCCCCATTGATGAGTATCGTTCCAAAGTTTATCAGACTAAGGATGAGGCAAAGATCAAGGAGATCAATCCTATTCGTAGAGACGAGAAGTGGCTTGCCAACGTCTATGTCATCAAAGATCCAACCAATCCAGAGAATCAAGGTCAAGTAAAGATTCTCCGCTTCGGTAAGCAGATCTATAACATCATCCAAGAGGCAATGAGTGGTGATGATGCCGAGGAGTTCGGTGCAAGAATCTTTGATCTTTTTGATAAGGGTTGCAACCTCCGTATTAAGGTTGATGAGAACCAAGGTGGTTATGCAAACTACACCACTTCCAAGTTCATGTCTCCTTCGGCTCTGGAAGGTGCTCCGGACGTTGATGAGATTTATTCTTCCTGTAAGAATCTTGAGTCTCTCCAAGAGCATAAGAGCTATGAGGAGATTCAGAAGCTTCTCAAGGTTCATTTCTTGGGAGAAGAGGAAGCTCCTGTAGTTAACAACTACGATCTAGAGGATGAGGAGGAGACATATGTTGCTCCTATCAAGGCGACCAAGGTCTCTTCAGAGGACGAAGATCATGATGATGTTACATCTACTAAGGACGCTCAAATCGAAGATATTCTCAAGGATCTCTAATATGCCACGCATTAAATCAGAAGAGGAATTGCCAGACTCCAGAAATATTCTGGATACCTTCCCCAAGGATCTTGTTCCAAGAATTGGATATAAGAATGTTGTAATTCCTCTTCTGATTCCTAGTGCGAATCAAGGAAAAGGAATTCCCACCATAGGTAAAGTTAGCGTATCTTGTGATATGACACAAGATATGAAGGGATCACTAATCAATCAACATCGTTCTGCTATTGAAGGACTTAGAGATTCTGAAGAAAGAACTATACCTACTTTTGTAGACAATATATTAGAACATATTCAAAATCAATTCGGAGCTAGAAATGGAGAAGTTGTAGTAGAATATACTATCTTACAAAAGAAAATTTCTCCAGTTTCTAATCTCGAATCTTGGGTAGAGAGTAAGGCTTCTTATATAGGAAAACTTGTAAACGACAACAAAAGATTTTATACTTCAGTTACCGGGCATTATACTTCTCTTTGTCCTAGATCAAAGGAAATTAGTGATTATGGAGCCCATAGTCAACTTTCTTCTGCTACTATTGTAGTAGAACATAGTTCTGAAGATGTTATTCATAATGTCCTTTTAGGATTGATAGAAAATGCAGGATCATCTAAGATTTATAATATAATTTCTGATTTAGATGAATCTTATATTACGGAAGAAATGTATGAGCACCCTGTATATGTTGAAGATGTTGTTCGCAAACTTGCGGTTGACATAAATTCAACTTTAGGTAATATAGTTAAAGATTACTTGATTGAAGCGAATCATTATGAATCCATTCATACAAGTATCGCAACCGCAACTATAAACGCAGGAAAGGAACTTAAATAATTATGAATAAAGAAGAAGCTTATGATGTAGCAATGTTGGCAGGATTAGTCAGTTCAAATCTTAATCATGTACAAAAGAACATGGTTGATTCGACTAGACCAGTTAATAAAATTGATATGAATCGGTTCGTTGCTCCTCTAACAGGTAGAGGTCAGCAACAAAATTTTGGTAATAATTATGAAGAAGGAGTTACACCTTTAATGCGTAAGGCTATCGAAGATTCGATGAGGGAGGCATCAATGATTCCAGAGCCAATCAATCCTAATAAGCCAGAGCTTATTCCTATGCCAGAAGGTGTGCAGTATCAAGTCCCTGCACCACAAGCTACTCCTGCTCCTGTGGCAGTACAGCGAGTTCAGCCTCAAGCTGCTCCTGCTTCTATTTCACACGAAGATATTCAGATCATTAAGAGTCAATTGGAAAAGATCAATACAAATCTTACCAAGATGGCTGGAATGTTTGGTAAAGTATTCGCATCAATGACAACCCAAACCTCTTCCAAGAATGGAAAATAATTCCATAGCAATTCCAAAGGAATATTTAGAGAAAATCTTAAAGCCAGTAAACAGACTGACTGAAAGTTGTGTTCTAAAGACCGATAAGGAAGGATTGTTCAGCATTTGTTCTTCTGCTGATAATACGGTTATTTTATATGCAAAAGTAAAACTTCCTACAGAACAGGAAGAAGCCGTAAGACTTAACATTATTAGCATAAAGAAACTTCTTTCTGGTCTTGAGTGTCTAGGAAATGGTAAGGACTTTTCTATTGAATATCATACAAATCATATAAAGTGTTCAATTATAGATGAGAAGGGTGATAAGACTCATTTCAAGTATCATCTGGTAGATGATACAATCGTGCGAGAATGCCCTGTAAACATCAATAAGATTGCACAGCTTAACTTTGATACCAAATTTCTTTTAACCAGAGATAAGATCAAACAAATCATGGCTGGATATGCATTTGCTTCTGATACTTCCAAGGTTTATTTTTCTACAAAAGATGGAAAAGTTTTTGTAGAGCTTGATGATAAAACTCTTCAGAACGTAGATAATATTACAATCAATGTTTCTGATTCTTTTGAAGGCGAACCGATTACTATGGCAATCCCCATTCCTTCTGAAGTATTTAAGAACCTTGCAACTTGCAGAACTGATGTTGAAGTAAAAGTAAACTCTCAATACAAAGTTTTTATCTTCCAAAATAAAGAAGATACTGATGTGGAATTAAAATATATAATATCTGCTCTTGTAAAATAATTAACCAAAATAAATACCATTATGTCAAAGAATAAAATAACAACATGTAGTTACTTCATTAAGCGTTTGAGAGATAGCGGTTATGTAGCGGACAAAGTATTTGGAGATTTTGCTTATACCGATCCAAGAAGTTGGATTGTTGTAGTTGATCCTACCGTTGCATCCGTTCTTATTACTTGTTATAATAATCACAACGAAATGGGTGAAGAGTATTTTGAAATGCATGATGGTGGACAATTCATCCCAGAGCGTTTTAAAATCAAAACAAGTTCTATTGAAGTTATTATTGAGTATTTGGTAAAGTTTGGCATCAATAACAAGGCTTCAACATATGCAGGAGCCTAGAAAAAAAGCAAAGAAAACAAATTCTGTTCCCTCTTTATCATCTGTAGAAGTACAGTTGGTTTCAGACGAAGAACAAGTTTTGGATAAAATTAAAAAAAGCGTTTACGCTACCATTAATAATAATGAATTAGAAAAAGCTCTTGATACTTGGTTAAAAAATCATAGTTCAGAACAGAAAATTGCCATAAGAGACTTGTCTATTTTAAAGACAACAATCATGGAATTTTTAGATGTTTTTCTTTTATTTGGTTATGATATGAAAGGAAATAGAGTTATTATACAGAATTTTAATAATGCTAGAGACAGAGATGCAGTAATGGAATTTCTAAAAACTATTTTTATAAAACAACAGCATGATAGTTTTTTAGATGGTGAGGAATAATTAAACATATGGCTAATAACGATTTCATCGATACATCAAAGTTCCCCGACCCCAATAATATTAACACTTCAGCAGATTATAATGCTTGGGTGAATGAAGTTTTACCTCATGCTGGTAATTTAAATATCAATCCAATTCTTACTGATCCGGGTGCAGTTAATCAGTATGATACAATGCCAGATTTCTACGCTTTGTCGGCAATAGGAGATCCAAGATTTAGTATGGGACATGCTATGGTGTCTGCTGTTAGTGTTTTCATGCCAAGAATACAGTTATACCAAGAAGTTAAAAGTGCGGGAGGTTGTAAAGTAATAGACAATTATATCTGTACTGATGATGGAATACCCATCAAACAAGTGACTACTTCTTGTCCTGTAGGTACTCGTTATGATATAATCGAACCGCAAGAAGTTGTAACTTTTGTACAAGATCTTATACAAAGCAATCTCCAGAAAGATGTAACAGCTTTTGTTAACTATATAAAATCAAATTATCTACAGCAAGGATATTCTTGTATTATATATGAATTTCTAAGCATAGAAGCTTTTTTTATAATTGAACTTAAAAATGGTAATAATTTAGTTTATCTAAAATATTATTATCAAGATATAAATTCAGTTTCTCAACAATTAAACGTTGGTATTACTAAATTTGATTTAACAGCAGATCCTACGCAGACAGCTGCTCTTATGTCTTCTGGTATGATTGCAGCCATGTCTGCTCCTATTCCTTTATATAACACCCAACCAACACAGAATACTTCTGGTTGGGGTTATGGATTTGCAGTTTAATTTAATGCTGTAGGGCCACACAGAACTGCTGAAAGTGCGGGTATTCCATAAACTCTGCTGTATACAGGAGTTAAAGTCTTTCCGCCTCCAGAAGTATATGTCGTAAACGTATTTCCGTCTGGTGATCTTGATATTGGAATAGGAAGATAACTATTTAATTGGTTGTTAAAGAAATATGGATTATCTATATTAAGATTATAATTTTCATTTCTTGCTTTTACATATAATCCTCCACCACCACAAGCACCGGGTTTAGACTTAGGTCCGGGCGAAGGCGAATCTCCATAAGGAGGAGGAACTGTTGGGATTGGAGAAGCCCCTTGTCTTTCAGATCCCCATGCTTCTCTAGTATTCCAATAACTAGCAAGAGGAGAAGTGTGAGTATGAGAATGATCTTCTCCGCATCGTGTATGATTATGTTTAAGACTAAGAATAAATCCAAACGGCGGAAAACAAATAACGGGTGCAGGTCCCCAAGCTGTAAATGCTGTACCAATACCTAAAGCCGTAGTTCCTAACGGACTAGTATCAAATACAGTACTAGACATTGCTAAATCATATACTTCCATCGTAAGAGCAGTAATACCTTGTAAAGACATTATGTATCCTGTCATTAAATATCTAAATACTAAATCTTTTAAAAAGTTTGAAAGTTTTAATACATGATTTGTTGGAAAATAATTAGCACCTTCAGTTGCAAATTTAGAACAAGCATTAGAAGTTGATTCTGATCTCATACTAGGGCATATAAGATGTGGAATAGATAAACTTCCATCAGTTGTTAAATGCCCCTTAATAGCTGCATTTCCTTTTACACTAAAACCGCCAGTAACCAAAGTTTGAGCAGATTCTATAGAAACCCCAGATTCTCCAGAATAATCTTGTGCTGCGAGAACTATATTTTTACCTTTAATTGTAGTTAAATTACCAGAACCAAAAACAGCTTCTCCTTGATTTGCTGTCATCAGCATATCTCCTGCATCTATTCTAATTCTTCCTCCTGTCTGAAGATTAATTCCGGGTGTTCCTGCATTAACTGTAAAATTATTAGCGGTATCAAAGAATATACTTCCGGGAGTTCTATTTGGCTCACAATAAATAATTCTTTTACAACTTCCCGTAGAATCGAGTGCTAAATTTGCACTAGATATTGCATTTCCTGCTTTATCATTGGTTAATGCAAAAGCAATTACATTCTGTCCTTTTTGTGTATATGCAGGAACTGTATTCTTTTTTAATCCTGTTTTAAATAATACATCAGTTTTAAATGGACCGAATAATTTACCTCCACCAGACCCTAGTTTGATTGAAGCTGAATTTACTTTATCTGCTTGTTCTTGCATAGCAGAATCTGTGGCAGCATCCGCTGCTTTAAGTCCTGCAAGCGGAGATTCTATTTGTCCATTAACACATCCCGCACTTCCACATCCCTTTCCGTTTGTAAGTGCAATATTTTCGGTAGGGCTTAATCCAAGAGGGGCTATAATAGCTTTTAGAGCTTTTTGAACTATATCTAAAGGAAAACAGAAAAAAGGTATATTTTTATATAACCAATCAAAAATTTTATCTACCAATGCTCCGGGATTATGATCTACTAAATGAATTGTACTACAAATTGGGCAAGGTACTTTTTCGCCTTGAGTGCTTTGAATTGCTTGTATTCTTTGTTGCTGTACTGCTGTATTAGCATCATCTAAATCTTTTGCAGCTTGTTTTTCTTGATCTCCTTGTTTTCCGTGTTGAGTTCTTACATCTCCATGAATATATTCTATTTTGTTTCCAGCAACAATTTCTTGTTTTGTACCTTTAACGCTTATGTTTAAATGTTTTGCAGCATATAAAGATAAATTAGAAGCAGCACTTATTATTATATTTCCAGAAATAAGCTGTATTAAAGATTGCCAGTAATCTTTAATATTAATAAAAGAATTATTCGAGGGAACAGATGAACCCGAAGGATCTTTTGTAATGTCAGTATTTAATTCAATACTACCAACCAAACTATTAAAGAATCCTTCCCTTTTGTTATATACGTTAGCTTTCTTCGGATTACTCATATATTTTATTTACAATTATCCATTAGAAACACTAGCAGATCCAGAAGGGTCATTTGCGACACCAAAATAAACGGGCTTCTGAATATCTCCTCCATAGAAAAATACCCAAACTTTTGCACCCGGATTTGGAGTAGAAAATGCACCAGAAGGACCTCCTGTAGATCCTAAAATATTAGCTACTTGCGAAGCTATACCAGCAATATCTAAAGAAGGATTTACTAAAACAGTAGCAGGAGCGGTTGGATCTGTAGGTTGGGGGGCGGGATCTCCGATAGTATTTGCTAAATTATAATCCAAAGTATTACCACTCATAACTGCTGTTAGTGGCGGAGATTTATAAAGATCTCCTGTAGGAGTAGTTCCTAATGCTTGTGCAGGAGCTTGAGTAACTTGCGTTGGATCTACAGATTCATTATAAGGGGTAGCAGCATCAGTAGATGCTTGTCCATAAGGTAATGTAGGAGGATTATTGGCATTAGAAGTAACACCGGGCAGATTATCATAATAAGAATCTGGTGGAATAGTTCCGGGCGTTGTTTCTAATGAATCAACAGCAGGAGGAGATTGTGGCATTATTGCATTTCCCAAATTACCAGCCACGCCAGTTCCTCCTGTATGTGGATTTTGAATACCAGCTGTTCCTCCACCAAAACTAGGCTTACACACCTCTGCCCAAGGTAAAATTTTCTGTAATTTTTCCAAAACAGTAGAAGGAAGACTACTTGGATTTTTAACAACTTGATCAGTTAATGCTTCATTCCAATCTTTATATATTGTACAACTTAAATGTGGAATAAAAACTTGAACTCTTTCTCTTTGTTCTGGGTCGTTGTTAAATAAAACAATACCTAAATAATTTCCAAATACAGGCTGCATATTATAAATAATCTTTTGGTTGTGAAGCGGTATAGCTCGAAAGGTTAATACCAGCAATATTAACTACTCCACCACTACCAGTACAGCTTGGATAATAAAAAGGATTGACTTGAGTTGGAAGATTAGTTCCAGTATTTCCTGTTCTATACCACTTACTGTTATTTCCTGCAATTCCAGCAGATGCAATTACTGCTTCTAACGGACCAAGCTGTGCTCCGAGACCATAGTGCTGTATAATAGCATTTGCAATTTGAAGACCTCTATTATTAGAAACAGTACCAAATCCTATATGAGTCATTAATTTGGATAGATAAACTTGCGGCATATTTTGAATATTATTAACAAAATTAAAAACTTGTTGTGCTTGTTGTGGAAAAAGAGTTTCTAATCCACCGATTGGGTTATAAGCAAAGTTAACTCCAAATGAAGCATAGTTAACAACAGTTTGGATAGAATTTAAAGTTTCAAACAATTGATCAGAACCTCCGAATAACTGTGCAAAGAAACCAATATCATTCAAAATAGTTTGTACAGCATCCAGTATCATACAAATTAAGTCCAAAGGAATTATCTGTTCTATTATGCTTATAATTTCTGTTTGAATCATTCTTATAATTGAATTAATAGCAGCATAAAATTGTTGAATAAGCTGTTGTAAACCTTGGTAGATGCTAATAATAGCATTATAAAAAGCATTAATTGCTCCTGTAATAAACCACATTGCTTGGTTTATACTTCCCATAGAATCCGAAGGTAAAGACAAGAAAGAATGTGTTCTTATTACGTTACAAAAGTTTTCCAACTCATCTACCATTCCGGGGTGAATAGAATTTAAAAGGTCACCGACAAGAGAGGGATTGTTTACTGAAGGCCCAGTCATTACATTTACTGAATTATTTGAAATATATCTTAACTGTGATCCTAAAGCACCTATACTATTCAACTGATTGTTTCCGTCTTGTGTACTGTTTAAAGCTGCTGGTGTTTTTGAAACCGCACCTTTTAATCCATTTTGATCGAGATATGTTATAAAAGCATTATAAAAATCTTTATCTACCGTTGTTGTAGTTTTTTGGGTTGAAGATACTGTGTTTTTTTCAAGATTTAATCCCAAATCTTCGGTTATTGTAAAAGATTGATTTTTTGCATTAAATCCATAAGCTAAAATAGATAGTCTAGCGGCATAAACTGATCTATCGGGCCAACTATCTGCTTTTATTATTTGCAATAAATTAGGAGAAAGTCCTGTAGCCTTTTCTAACTGAGGTATATCTAGTTGAAAATTTGGAGTTGATGTTGCCATAGCTATATGTTAATATAATAACTTATGTCTGAAACACCTTTTTTCCAACCAATCGGTATAGCAGGAAACGCTTGTGTAGGTAAAGACACCTTATGTAACTTTTTAATTGAAAAATTTGAAATAAATTATAAATTAATTGCAAAAAGATGTTCTATAGCTGGCGATACTATTAGAAAAGACCTAAAACCTTTTATTTTAGAGAAAACTGGAGTAGACATAGAATCTGCGATTCCAGAAGAAAAGACTCTTCTACGCCCAATTATGGTTGAATATGGGCGTTATATGAGAAACAAGACACAAGGACGTTATTTTATTGAAAAATTAAAAGAAAATAAACAATTTGGCTTTGGTTTTATACCAATTATTCCAGACATTAGATATATTGAATTTGAAAAAGATGAAATTTATTGGTTAAAAAAAGAAAATCAAGGTCTTTTAATCTTTTTAGAAAGAAATGGAATCAAACCAGCCAATAAATTTGAAGAAGAAAACAATAAAAAAATAAAAAAGAATGCTGATTTAATATTTAAAGTTCCAAATTTTAAATCATACAATGCATTAAAAAACTATGCAGATGGGATTACCAGTAAAATTATTACCAGTTATTTTACCATTTGCCAACAGGACACCTCTCAGCTTTAAGATAAGTTTTTACTGCCATAAAACAACCACATTTTGTACATCTGCTTTGAGTTGCATTAAAAAATTCACAAGTTTTACAAATCTCAAGACGAGCATTTGCTTGATCTTCGTTTAAACGTAACGGATTTCCAGAAGCTACACTTTGGACATTACGAGCCATACTTTCAGCAACTGATCTTGCCATAGCACCAACTGAAGGCATTGCTGGTTTGTTCGATGCTTGTAATTTTGCTATTCTTGCATTCTGTAAACTTTGTTTTAGTGCGTTTTTGTCCATATTAATA